GGCGGATCCATGAAGGGGGTAAAAACCTCTACGGCGGTGAAACGCATTGGCTGCTCCATTCTGAAGAATTTAATCGAAGACACCAAACTTATAGTGGAAGACTTTAATATAGTGGACGAGTTTTGCTCGTTTGTAGCCAAAGGCGATTCATTTGAAGCAGAAGACAACCACCACGACGATCTGGTGATGACGCTGGTACTATTCGGTTGGCTCACCACCCAAGCCTATTTCAAGTCCATTACAGGCAGCGATATCCGTAAAGACCTGTACGAAGAGCAAATGAAAAATTTGGAAGAAGAGATGACCCCCTTTGGATTTGTGGATACAGGGATTTCCGAAAATACTTTTACAGATGCCAGTGGCACATCTTGGAAAGTGAATGGGGGCGAAAACCTAGATATGGGGTGGACTTTCTGACCCGTTTGTGAATCTTTCAAAATAATACATACAAACAGAAGCACAGTCGCAAAGCATTGACTTCTTCACGAAGGAGAAACACAAATGGCATTTAGAGTAAGCCCTGGCGTAAGCGTTAAAGAGATTGACCTGACCACCATCGTTCCTGCGATTGCCACCACTCCCGGCGGCTACGCAGGCTACTTCCACTGGGGTCCAACGGACGAAATCACCACGGTTACATCCACAACCGAACTGGCTAGCATCTTCGGCAAGCCTTACAACGACAACTTCGTTGATTTCTATACCCCGGCTAACTTCCTGTCCTACGGCAACAATATGCAGGTTGTGCGTGTGGTGGGGTCTACTGGTTACAACGGAAATGTAACTGCTACCGGTGGTTCGCAGAACATTACATTCAAGAACACCACAGACTTCAATTCTAGCGGAACAGTAACCACTGCCGCTGCTGCTGGTGTGCTGTTTGCTGCCAAATATCCAGGCGCACTCGGATCTTCCATCAAAGTCGTTGTCACCAACGGTGCAGGAACCACTGGTGCGTCTTTGGCTGCTGCGGCTTCACAAGGAGCCACTTACATTGATTTGACCATGAACAGCAGCACTCAGGTTCGTTATTTTGCTGTAAACGATGAAGTCACATTCTATGACGGCACAAGCGCAATTGTAAGTGGAGTTCAGAAGGGACAAGCCCTTGTCTCAACTCTCACAGGAATCACTGCGGTGTTTGGTGATTTCTTTGGAGTCACCAGTGGTATCACGGTCGGCGCATCGGCAACCCCATTTGTTCGGTTGAACCTTGCGTCAATGGTTCCTGTTTCCCAAATCGCAGGAACTACTCTTACTATCAAGAGTGCATACGCTAAGTACATTGGTTCTCAGGCTACGGTCACTCCGTTTGCAAGCGATGCAGGTGGTGCAGGTGATCTGATCAATGTGCTTGTTCTAGACAAGGACGGCACATGGTCAGGAACTCAAAACGGTCTTCTTGAGAAGTTTGAAGGTTTGTCTCGCGCTTACGATGCTCGCAAGTATGACGGCAGCAGCAATTACTATAAGACTGTCCTCAACGAGCAGTCCAAGTACATATGGGCATTGTCCAATGATATTGCAGGAAACGGACAAACGGCAGCAACTTCCACCGCGTGGGTGAAACTTGGTGCGCCTATCTCTGCTTCATCCGCTGTTGGCGATGGAGTCAGTTCCTTTGGTTTCACTGCCGGAACTGACGCTCCTCCAAATGATTCACTCCGTTGGGCTAACGGTTGGAGCAAGTTTGCTGATGCGGATCTTGTGGATGTGTCTCTTCTGCCAACAGGTGATGCTTCGGCAGCACTTGAGCAGTTGATCATCCAAAATGTCTGCGAAAAGCGTCTTGACTGCATGGCATTCGTGTCGTGTGCGTCAACCGATGTGGCAAACACCCTGCCGTACCAAGCCTTGGCTAACCTCAAGACTTACCGCGACACCACACTCAACATCAACTCGTCCTACGCAGTTATGGACAGCGGTTGGAAGTATCAACTGGACACCTACAACAACCTGCTTCGCCTTGTGCCGCTGAACGCGGACATTGCGGGACTCGTTGCTCGTACTGAGTTCACCAACGAAGCGTGGTTCTCACCAGCAGGCTTCAACCGTGGTCAAATCAACAGTGTGGTCAAGTTGGCGTACAACCCCACACAGGAAGCCCATCGTGACGAGTTGTACACCCGTCAGATCAATCCTGTCGTGTCCTTCCCAGGACAGGGAACCATTCTGTACGGCGACAAGACCATGCAGACTCGTCCGTCCGCGTTTGACCGCATCAATGTCCGCCGGTTGTTCATCATTCTTGAGAAGGCGATTGCCACCGCTTCGAAGTTCTTCCTGTTTGAGCAGAACGATGAGTTCACTCGCGTACAGTTCAAGAACCTCGTGGTTCCGTTCCTGAAGACCATTCAGGCACGCCGTGGCATCACCGACTTCAAGGTGGTATGCGATGAAACCAACAACACAGGTGAAGTAATTGACCGCAACGAGTTCGTGGCTGATATCTTTATCAAGCCAACCCGTAGCGTAAACTTCATCTCCCTGAACTTTGTTGCAACAAAGACAGGCGTAAACTTCAGCGAAGTCGGCGGTTAAGGTCTAAATAAGACTAAGGAGTAATCCATGCCAGTAGATCCATCAAATAACATTCAGGGTTTCGTAAACGCCTTCGCTGGCGGTGGTGTTCGCACCAATCTGTTCAAGGTCACGGGAAACATTCCCGGATATTCGAACAACCGCGCCATCTCGTTCTTGTGCAAGGCAGCACAGATTCCTGCGTCCTCGCTTGGAACCATTGAGGTTCCGTATCGTGGTCGCCGCATCAAACTGCCAGGAGATCGTACATTCCAAGACTGGACTATCACGATCATCTCTGATGCCAACATGAGCCTGCGTTCGTATTTCGAGGCTTGGAGCATGACTTTTAATTCCCATGTCTCCAATGTGGCTCCAACAAACTTCATGCGTTTCATGCCTACATGGTCTGTAACGCAATTGAAGCGCGATGGCGAAGCACTCCGTACATACAACTTCATTGGGTGCTTCCCAAGCGAAGTTGGCGCAATTGACCTTTCGTTTGAAAACAACGATCAGATTGCCGAATTCCCTGTCACCATTAACTTCTCATGGTGGGAAGCCGCTCCAGGTGGAGCAGTTCCTGCTACGGGTACTGGACAGGAGAACATTCAGTCCACGGTGCAGAAGACCGGAATCAATATCGGTCCCGGTTTCTGACGCTTCTTTTGACAGGATTCTTTATTCATGGCTATTAATCTATTTGGATTCACTATCTCTAAAAAAGAGACTTCTGCGGAGGAAACTCCCAAGAAGTCTCTTTCCTTTGTCGCACCCGAGCAGGATGACGGCTCAGTACCAATAGAGGTTGGTGGATACTTTGGAACCGTGGTTGACTTTGACGGCACCATCAAGTCCGACATCGAACTCATTCGCAAGTACCGCGACATGGCACTCCACCCTGAAGTGGAATCTGCCATTTCGGATATTTGCAATGAAGCCATTGTGTACGATGAAACTTTTAAAACTGTAAAGATTGACACTGCCAATCTGAAACAGTCCAAGTCCATCAAAGACAAGGTGGAAGCGGAGTTTGATGAAATTCTTGGGCTGCTAGATTTCTCGCGCCGCAGTTACGAGATTTTTCGTAAGTGGTATATTGACAGCCGCCTGTACTATCACATCATTATTGATGACAAGAACAAGAAGAAGGGCATTGTAGAACTGCGTCCCATTGATCCCACAAAGATCCGCAAGGTACGCAAGATCAACAAGAAGCCTCTTGACAAAATGTCTCCCCTGAATGTCAAGGTGGTTACATCGGTTGAAGAGTTTTATGTGTTCAACGAACAAGAGCCAAACTCCACTGCCCTGTCAATGGAAGGGTTGAAGATTCAGCCGGACTCCATCTGCTTTGTTCACAGCGGACTGTTTGATGCGTACCACAAAAAGATCATTGGCTATCTGCACAAGGCTATCAAATCTCTAAACCAACTCCGCATGATTGAAGACGCTGTGGTGATCTATCGCATCACCCGCGCTCCCGAGCGGCGCGTGTTCTATGTGGATGTTGGTAATCTGCCCAAGCAAAAGGCAGAAGAGTATGTGCGTGGACTCATGCAGCGGTATCGTAACAAACTCATGTACGATTCCAGCACGGGCGAAGTGCAGGACGCACGCAAGCACCTGTCCATGCTTGAGGACTTTTGGATGCCACGGCGCGAAGGCGGTCGCGGCACAGAGATTCAGACGCTTGAGGGCGGACAGAATCTTTCGGAAATGGATGATGTCAAGTACTTCCAAAAGAAACTATTTCAGTCGCTGAATGTTCCAAGTTCGCGTCTTGAAGAAAGCACAGGCTTCAACTTGGGCAAGGCTTCCGAGATTAGCCGCGATGAAGTAAAGTTCTTTAAGTTCATTGAACGCCTACGCATGAAGTTCTCTGAACTGTTCCTTGAACTGCTGCGTGTGCAGTTGATTCTCAAGGGCATCATCCGTGAGGACGAGTGGGAAGAAATCGAAGATCGCCTTGGATTCCAATTTGCCAAGGACTCGCACTTCTCTGAACTCAAGGAAAGTGAAGTACTCAAGGATCGTCTACAGTCCGCTCGTGACGCGGAAGACTTTGTTGGCAAGTACTACTCCCGTGAATGGGTTCGTAGAAAAATATTGCGTCAAACTGAAGACGACATAGAGCAAATAGATAAACAAATCAGTATGGAAGAAAAGAGTGGTGTTCTGATGATGCCTGGACAGGAAGCAGGGGCTATGCCCACGCCAGAAATGGCACCTGCCCCATCCGCCCCTGCTCCACAAGGTGCAGGGCAACAACCACAGGTAACAATTGGTGAAATCGTTCCTGATGACGAACAGGGATTCAATCAGTAAGGTAAATCATGCTAAATTCATTTGAAGAATTCAAGACTGCCATATATTCGTCCCTTCGTGACAAGGTATCAGAGCGCATAGATACCGAGCGAGAGTATATTTCAAATGATTTGCTGCGGGGAGAAGCCCCCGCAGACGCAGAAGAAACACAGTCAAACACAGACGAAAACTAAATAATACTGTCGCCAAAGGAGAGATGTATGGACACCAATAAACTGATTGCAAAAGCACTGCTTAACAAGAGTTTTTCTGAAGCCAAGGAATTGGTCTTCAAGTCGCTCTACGCCAAGTCTTCACTTGCTCTTGACGAGGCTCGTTACGATGTGGCTAATAGCGTGTTCAACGAAGCCAAGAAGACTCCCGACACCGGCGTTCCCGCTGGTGCAAGCGAGGACAAGTTCAAGGCTGCTCGCGCTACGATCAAGAAGGCAGGCTACAAGGC